TGGCAGCATAACTTATGTTGAAGATAATAAAATTATTTTTCATACACAAATAGATCGTTACAATAAATTTAAACATTTTTCTTTTCCTACAAAAGAAATAATTACAGAGTTAGAAAAGTTACAAATAGATACAATAATCATTAGTCATCTAACTGATCATTGCACACCTCTTTGGATTAATTTATTTAAAAATTCTAAAAAATTAAAAAACATACCTTTAGTTTATTATGGTAATAAATATCATCATTTATTACATGCTTATTGTTCTTTAACCTGGAGCTCCAATCAAAATATTTTAGTTTGTGATGGAAATGGTGCAGACTATCAAAATGGTAGAGAGCAGGAAAGCTATTACTTGTTTGATAAAAACTTACAACATGTAATAACAGAATCAAACAACATAGGCATGGACTATGAATTATTTACAGCAGAACAATTTGAAAGTTCTTTTGATTGTGGGAAGACAATGGCCTGGAGTTTACATCATGAGCTGCCAAGAAATGTTCAAAATAGATTTGAGACTAAGATGAATAATTTAATACACAGATTTAACATAAAACAAAATTTAACTTTTACAGGAGGATGTGCTCAGAATGTTTTGTACAATACAAAATTAAAAACAAAATTTAATAAATTATTTTGTGATCCTTTCAATGGTGATTTTGGTATAAGCCTAGGAGCTGCTAACCTGTATTGTAATAATTTTATTAGAAACAATAAAATATATCTTGGCATACCTCAAAGTTTAGATTTGGAAATATTTTCTAATCATACTGTCGAAGATGTTCAAAGCACTGATGTAGCTGAGATTTTAGTTAGAGAACCTGTAGCTATTTTTCAGTCAAGAAGTGAGCAAGGTCAAAGAGGATTAGGTAATAGATCATTGCTTATGAATCCAATGGATAAGAAAGCTAATTATAAACTAAACAAAATAAAAAAAAGAGAATGGTTTAGACCTTTTGCATGTTCTATTTTAGAAGAACAAAGCACTGATTGGTTTGATATTTCTGATAATTCTCCACACATGATGTATGTCTATGAAATTAAGAATGACAAAAAATTAGAAGCAGGTATATCAATTGATAATAAATCAAGATTACAAACTGTGTCTGATAAAGATAATCCATTGTACCATGAATTAATTAAGTCTTTTTACAAAATAACAAAAGTTCCTTTATTGATTAACACAAGTTTAAATTTACCAGGTGAAGTCTTAGTTGAAACTCTTTATGATTTAAAAAAGTTATTTGAACAAAGTTCACTTAATTTTATTTATTTTCCAGAAATAAAAAAATTAGTCAAAAAGCATTCAGTGTCGCATCCAGAATAAAACCCCCGCAACAGGCAGTCGTCTACTATTCAATAAAATAAAAAATTAAAAAAACGTCCATGGTATAATAGGTAAAAACAAAAAAGGAGAGAGCATGTTTTATTGGAACCCACAAAGACTAAAAGAGTTAAAGGAGAAAGGTTATAAAATAAAATTTTATAATTATCATCCAAAGCTAAAAGATATGACAATAGAGGAGATTGAAGCAACTCAAAATACTTCGTCACCTACAACTAAAGAATCCATTTGAGAATTATTCAAAAGGGATAATGCATCTGCTGGTTTACCTGCAATTGGTTTTCCATTATCATTCAATGAAGTATTCAGAAGCATTGGTAAGCCAGTTAACTTTTTAAATTGATAAATCAATTCATGAAATATTTTAAGTTCATGACTAACTGTCTGTATTCTACTTGTGTTATCAATGTGAGATATTGGTTCAAAAATAGAATCCTTAAAGCTTACGCTGTATTTCATAAAATTACTTTCACCTTCCCATTCAAAATAATCTTGCACATCATCATAAAGAATTGAAGCAGCAAAAGGCCTGTAATCTTCTCTGTGTTTTACTTTGCTATTTAATATGGACTTACCATTCTTCACTTCGGGGCTCATCAAGATAGATCTATTGCCAAGAGCTCTAGGTCCTATTTCGCCATGACCTTGATACCAACCTATTATTTTACCCTGCGCTAGACCTTCAGCAGTCTTCTTGATTGTTTCACTCGATGGCTCTGTCCGTGGTCCTGTGTCCGTTTGCCAGTATGGAAAACCAGTCTTGTCAAACCTAGGTTGATTGCAATGTATTCTTAAAAACTCAACACATCCTAGTGACAATCCTTCATCGTTACAATGAGGTGGTATAATTAAATTAGGAAGATCTCTTTTAATTTTAGAATTAATACATACATTATGAGCAACTCCTCCAGAATAAGTTACAACTTCATTTCGACCTGCACGTTCGTTAAAAAATTTAGGAAAAGCTATTTCCATATAATCATGCAAAGTTCTAACATAATCTAAAAACTTGTAATTAGCAGCAAGGTCACTACCTATAACATCAACAAATCTTTTAAAATCAAAAATTAATTTAGAATCTTTTAAACCAAACTTAGAAATCTGAGTAAAATACTCAGGATTAAAGTTACCAAATTGTTTCAAAGCCATTAGTTTACCAACTGCATCATCAGCGATTCCTGATATACCCATATGTCTACCCATAGCAGCCATTTGTTTACCGAAAGAATGCATGGTGTCTAAGGTATAAACTTCTTCAAGCTTGTGTTTTCTAAATATACTGCAGCTCCTCCTTAAATCTCCAAAGCCATCTAGAACAAAATCAACATCAGAAGAATCTACGAGAGGCCAATTAGAAAGTTTGTGAGCATAGTGGTGGTCTAATCTATACACAGGACATTTTAAGTTTGTAAAAGGTTTGTAAGGAATGTTTATCTTTTCAAATAATTTTTCGGGATCTTCTTTTTTAATATCTGGATACCTAAATACATCAATAACAATTGCTATTGCGTCTAGTTCTTCAAGTTTAAAATTTAATATTTTTTGAGTATCTACCCAATCAGTAAGATTGTTTAATCCAAAATGTTTTATTTGATTGTGTCTTTCGTATTTAAAATATTTTACTTGCACTCCATCCGAGTAAGTTATGTTTGAGTCGTGCTCACATAACCTTAGACCAAGAAATTTCATTATTATTCTTTTGCTTCACCCCAGCTTCTACCTAGAGCTACATCTACTTTGAAAGGTACTTTTAAATTTTCTATTGCAGACTCCATAATATTTTTTACTCCAGCAATATCTTTCTCACTATTTATAGAAAAACATAACTCATCATGAATTTGTAATAATGGTTCATATCCTGCCTTATAACAATCTATCATTGCTTGTTTTGTTTGATCAGCTGCAGATCCTTGGATAAGCCTGTTGAGGGCTTTATAAGTAAAGGCTCTTCTAATATTATTTCCATAAATCGCCTTAGCCTCCTCGTATTGCATTGCTTTGTTCATTCCGAAGGTAGCAGGCTCCCACATGTCGAATCGGCATTTACGACCCCTTATTGTCCTAATAAAGCCATATTTTGAGGCACTGTTGGTCACTGCCTCAGCCAATCTCTTAACAAATGGTACTCTTGTATGGTATTTACCTAATAAATTTTCAGCAGCGTCTTTTGATATTCCTAATTCTTTAGAAAGCTTTGCCTTACCCATGCCATAAAAAAGACCCAAATTGATCGTCTTGGCCTGAGTTCTTGATATACCTGCCATATCAGCTACTATTTGGTGAAAGTCAGCAGCTTCATTCTTGTAAGCTTCGATAAATTCATCTGCACCACTAAAATCTTCATTTACACTAGCAGCATAGTGAGCAACTAACCTTGGCTCCTGTTGGCTGTAATCAAAACTCCCCCACTGTTTTCCTTCTTCAGGTAAAAATAAACTTCTTATTTTATCTCCAAACTCTTTGTTTCTAGCAGGAATTTGTTGTAGGTTAGGATTTGAATATGACAAACGTCCAGATACAGTTCCACCTTGGTCAGATCTTAATTGGTTTATCTCTGAATGTATTCTACCTTTGTGTACAAACCTTTGAATTGAGTCAATAAATGTTGAATGGAATTTATTTATTTCTCTTGCTTCTCTTATTAGTTGCGCTATCGGGTTATTACAATTTACTAACCAATTTTGCGTAAAGCTTGGTTCTCCAGTTTTTGGTGTCCTTGGGTAATCTACACCTATTCTATCAAATACCTGAGCGACAGATCTTGCAGCCCATATGTCAGGTTTAATTGTAGTCTTTTCTTTTATCTTTTTTAAAACTTGAAACTCTTTCTCTTTAAATTCTTTTTTTAATTTTGCAGCTTTCTCTTCATCAACTCTAATTCCTCTTCTCCTAGTTTCAATTAATATAGGTAGGAGCTCCATCTCCATGTCCCAAACATCATTCAAACTTTGTTTCGATATTTCTGTTTTAAATCTTTGCCATAACTTAAGGGTAAGACCTGCATCTTGTTCAGCATAGAATCCTACGTAACCTGCAGGCAGTCTCCAGAGGTCAGCTTTAGGGTCAATTCCCCATTCTTTGGCCTTTTCATTTAAAAATGTTTCATTCTTAATTTCTCCTAGGTAATCTTTTGCACATGCGTTTAAACTAAAACTATACCTATTTTCATTTATTAATGCTGCAGCAATCATTGTATCTACAATCTTACCTCTTATCTCAAAACCATTTACAAGCAACCAACCGACATCATAACTTGCATTATGAAATATTTTTGTAGCTGGGGTTTTTAAAATATCTTGCATCCAGGCAGTTGTGATACCTAAATCCATATTGCCTCCTGCATCATGTTGAATAGGAAAATACCATTGTTGATCTAGAGCTGCTACAGCAAAACCAACAATAGCTCCATCAAATGTTGCCCAACCTGCACCTTTAGTTTTGATATTTGGATCTTTTGTTTCTAAATCTATTGCGATTTCTTTAGCATGTCTTAGGTCTGGATATTCACTAGGACATACCCAATCGCTATCATTATAAATAAAATTAAGTTGATGAGTCATTTACGATATATCTTATAATAGTAGTTGCGGGATTTAGATCGTAGTCTTTTATGCACGAAGTCAGGGTCATAACAATACCAACTATAATAATTATACGTATCATAAATCTTCATTGTTCCAAAAATGTAATAACAAACAAACTACACCAAATATTATCATTATCAAGGCAATAGAAAACAACCATTCCATTACGAATAATCTCTCTCTAAAATCATTTCAAGATAATGTATAGCTTTTTCTATATCTTTAGCTTTACCTTTTGATTTATGCCTGCAAATGTATTTTATTGCATTGCCTTCAGCAAATTCTAAATTGTTTTCGTTAATAAAGTGTGCGGGCTGAATCTTCATTTTAGAGTAGTGATTCCCGCCTACCTGCTTTTCTAAAGAATCGTAAGTAGTTCCTTTAAATAAATCTTTATGTGTCATAGTTTGAATCCTTTCAAGATTCCAAGTTTTTCTTCTGCAGTAGATATTTTTTCAATTAATTTATCTACTTCATCTATGTGTTGTGGATGTTCTCCTATGCCAACTGGTTTTTCTAAATATATTTTTATTGTTGCTTCTGCTTCAGATATTTGTGCAATGTATCTATCTTCAAGTGCATCAAGTATTATTTTTCTAAACATAATTTGCCTCGTATAATTTAAAATATTTTCCTAATGGAAAGTTATATTGATGATTTGTACCTAGCAAGTGTAAACTTTGCTTACATCTAGTAACACCTGTATACCAAACTCTAAGTTCTTTTACTTTTTCTGCTAGATTCTTTTTGTCAAAATGTGATGGGAAATTACATTTGCTGGCCAACACCACATTGTCTGCCTCACCACCTTTTACTTGATGGATAGTATCAATAATAATATTTGGTGGTTGCGTAAGATCCACACCTTCTTTCATTAATTTGTTAAAGTATTGTTTATCCTTGTCTTTAAATTTTCTTTTAAACACTTGATTCCATGGACCTTTTTCGTCTCGCATACCACACCTTAAGTGTAATTCATCAAAAGTAAACACTTGATTTGGATGTGCAAAAGACCATTTTTTACTATCCTGTGACCGGTATCCGTGGTCTATATTTAATAAATACTCGTACATTATGCAGGCTTCTTCTCTTGATATAGCACCACCTTCGCAAATCTTACCCCATAACTCGATTGCCATAAATTGATTTGGATCAAATGA